TACATTTACTACACCATTAGTTGTTGGATCTGTAAGAGAATGGAGTTTTGAAATAACCAGAGCAGAAATTGACGTAACAAGTATTGGTCAAACTGTTACTCAGACTGCACCATTTAGAACTTTTATCTCAGGTTTTGCTGATGGTAGTGGTTCTGCTAGTGTTTATTCAACAGATGATGACACACTTCTATCCAGCAGAATGGTTGAAGATGTTATCCAACGTCAACAAGCTGGTGCAAAGGTTAGATTATACATTGATCGTCAGATGAGTGGTGCTAACGTAGATCAAAACGCAAGTAGATCAATTTTGGCAGACATTATTCTTACTTCTGCAAGTTTCAACGTAAACCCAGATGATGGACAAGTTGTAGAAATAGCCTTCAGACCTAGTGCTGCTCCTACATTCGACTTATCTAAATCTGCTTAGTTAAATTAGCATAACTTAACGAACCTCAGATTATCTGGGGTTTTTTTATGTTTTATATTAGAATAATATAAATATAATATTGTTTTTATTCATGGCAAGCAATCTATCAGCACTAGATAGGCTTAGAAAAGCTGCAAATCTTGAACCGACAAAGAAAGAAGTTGAATTATCTGATGGTTCTGTTTTTGAAATGTATGTAAGTCCATTAACAATGGCAGAAAGAGAAAGAGCACAAAAACAAGCTAAAAGTAATGATGCAAATGCTTTTGCTTTACAATTACTTATTGCTAAAGCACAAGATGAAAATGGTAGAAAATTATTTAGTGCAGGAGAAATAGACGTATTAAAAAATGAAGTTAAAGATAGTGATTTACAAACTTTAATGCTTGCTGTTATTAATTCAGAAGAGGAAACTCCTGACCCAAAGAGTTAGCCGCCCAACTGAAAAAAGACAATCTTATGATGTTACAGTTTGGTGTTGCAAAAGAATTAGGTAAAAGTCTTGTTGAAGTAAGAAGTATGACAATGGAAGAACTTATAGGTTGGAGTGCATATTTTTTAATTTTAAATGAACAACAAGAAAAAGAATTGGAAAAAGCAAAAAGAAAGAGATAAGATAGAATAAAGTAACCTTTTAGTGTTTAGTTGTGGCAACTAGAGCAGATATCGAAATTGCCGTAAAAGGTATAAGAAAACTCGAAGAAGCAAAAAAACAAATACGAGATCTTAATAAGGAGATTAATAAATCTAATAAACAGATTACCAAACAAGCTGAGAAAGAAGGTGCTGTCAGAAAAGGAAATAAAACCTCTGTCGGTGCTGCTAGTCAAGTTAGAAGTATTAATACATTAAATAAACAACTTTCTACTGCGACTAGAAATTTTAATCGAGTTGCATTAGGTACAGATGGTGCAGCTAAAGCAGCAATTCAACTTAAAAAAGCTCAAGATGCTTTAAACCTAGCTTATGCTCAACAAAATGATTTATTAGGCAAAAATGTACAAGCTCAAGGAGCATTTAGCAGAATATCTGATAAACAATCTAGAAATGCAGCAGGACAAAGAACACGAATGAATAATCCTATAGGTAGAGGAATGGCTAGTTTAGGAGCAACACAAGGATTTGATACTCAAAGTGCATTAATCAGTGGTGCATTCCCTTTGTTATTCGGTCAAGGGCCAGTAGGAGCAGCAGCAGGAGCTTTAGGTGGTGGTATTGGTGGAATGTTTGGTGGTATGGGTGGTTTTGCAGGAGGTATTGCAGCTACAGCACTTGTTCAATCAATACAAAGTGCTCTTGATGCTATAAGTAAACTTGGACAGGCTATGGGGCCATTCACTCAGAATACCCAAGCTGTAACAGACGCACTAGGTTTACAGGGATCAGCAGAAGAATCTCGTTTAAAATTAATAGAACAGACGCAAGGTAAAACAGCAGCCTTTAATGCTTCAATGAGATTAATGGCAACAGAAATAGGACAAAGGGGAGTAGATGCATTGAAACAATTTGGAGAAAATACAAGATTATTAACAAGCTCATTTACTTTGGCGATAACAAAATTACAAGCATTTGCAGCAGGAGTAGCAAACTTTGTTGCAAGACTCACTGGACTACAGGCTTCATTGGAAGCTGGAGCAGCTACTAGGACAGTTGCAGCAGCAGCAGGGGAAGGAGATGAACAAGCACAAGCTTTAGTTAATAGAAGAAATGCTGCGGAGTCAATGAAAAGTAGAGGAGGGGAAGGCAGAAGAAAGAAACAGTTACTAGAAGAAATTAGTGCCGAGGAGCAAATATTTGCAATTAGAAGAAATACATCAATAGAAGCAGATAATCTAACTCAAAAGTTCGATGGTTTAAAAACTAGTATTGAAGCAGAAGCGGAAGAAACAAAAAGAATTGTAGAATTAAGAAGAGATGGATTAAATCCAGCACTCGCTAAAACTATTGCTGGAATAGAAAAAGAAGGTAGTTTAGCTAAAGATGCTTTACAGGTAGAAATTGATAAACTTTTAGAAAAACAAAAATTAGAAGCAATTTTAGGAGAAAAAGATCAAACCAGATTAACAACTTTAGAAGGTATAAAAAATAAAATAGACGAGCAAGTTGATAGTTTGTCAGAAGCTGCAACTGCAACAGATAAACTAAACGAATCTACTAAAGATATAAAATCTAATTTTGAAAAAATTGGAGAGTCTATTGCTTCTGGTGTTAGTGATAATTTAGTTGCTGCAATTCAAGGAACAAAATCTTTAGGTGATGCTGCAAAATCAATATTAAATGATTTATCTTCAAGTCTCATAAGACTCGGTGTAAATACTATTTTGGGAGGAATACCTGGTTTTGGAGGACTTTTGGGTTTTGCAAGTGGAGGTAATCCACCTGTAGGTAAACCTTCAATAGTAGGAGAGAAAGGCCCAGAGTTATTCGTACCAAAAAGATCAGGTACAATAATTCCTAATGACAAATTAGGTGGAGGAGGTAGTACAAACATCAGCGTAAATGTAGATGCCTCTGGATCTTCTGTTCAAGGTGATGAACAACAAAGTAAAGAACTTGGCAGGGCTATCTCAGCAGCGATACAATCAGAATTATTAAAACAAAGAAGACCTGGAGGTTTATTAAGATAATGGCTACTTTTCCTAGTTATAACCCTGTTTTTTCTGCAAATAAAACTGATATTACTAATACCAGAACAGTTCAGTTTGGTGATGGCTACCAACAAAGATTTACATTTGGTATAAATCAAAAAGCAAAGCAATGGAGTTTAACATTTAATGAAAATGATGAAGATACGGCTGAAATAGAAACATTTTTAGAAGCAAGAAAAGTTGATGGAGCATCTTTTGATTGGTCACCTCCAGATTCATCTACTACTTTTAAATGGGTATGTCCTTCTTTTACTAAAGAAGTATTTAGTTTTGATCGTAATAGAATTAATGCAACATTTACACAAGTATTTGAACCCTAATGGCAAATCCTGTATCTGAAACCCAATCCATAAATCCTGGTGATGCAGCTTTACATGGATCGGCTACAACTTATAGATTTCATTCTGGTACAAATGAAGTCAATAATGGAAACATTATTTGGGATGGGAATACATATATTGCAATACCAATGGAAGCTGATGGGTTTAAATATGCAAATGGTCAGTTACCAAGACCTACTTTGACTATCAGTAATGTTACCAATGTAATTACAGCTATTTTATTAAACGTAAATCAGGTAACTCCTGGGAATGATCTCACTGGTGCGGTAGTAAAAAGAAGAACAACTTTAGCAAGATTTTTAGACTCTGCAAATTTTGATCCTGTAGCCACAACAACTACATCAACTTCAACTATTGCTGATCCTTCTGATGTAGAAACTGTAACTTACACAGTAACAGTAGTGAATGTAGGTGGTTCTAATTATTTTGCTATTAATGGAAGCACGAATCCAGTTCTTACAATGAAACGTGCATCAACTTATATTTTTAATCAGTCAGATGCTACAAATGCAAATCATCCACTAAGAATAAAATCTGATGCTGGAGGAGCACAAACTACAACAGTAAGCGGAACTCCAGGGCAAGCAGGGGCAACAGTAACTTATCAGCCAGCATATCCAACCGCACCAAATGATTTGAGATACTATTGCAGCGTTCATGGTAATGGAATGGGAAATACAATTACAATGAATAACCCAAATACGATCCAACAACAAACAAGTTCAACTTCTACAAGTCAATCAAACCCTTACGGAACACCTGATCCAACAGCAGAATATCCTCAACAAATTTACAAAATAGATAGAAAATCAGCAGAAAATAGAGCCGTTGTTCAATTTGAATTAGCTGCTTCTTTTGATCTGGCAAATATAAGAATCCCTTTAAGAGTATGCACTAAGCAACTATTTCCTTCTATTGGTACGTTTATGCCATGAGTGATTGGAAGGAAGCTGCTCTCAGTCATGCAAAAGTTGAAGATCCGAAAGAATCTGTTGGTCTTTTGTTAAATGTAAAAGGTAAAG